AATGTTAAGGGTAGATTTGAATATCCTGAACTAAGACGAATATCACAGAAGCTATACAATCAGCACAAGCCTGATCTATGTATGGTAGAAAAGAAAGCCAGTGGTCAGTCTCTCATACAGGACTTACGTAGGTCTGGCTTACCTGTGTTAGAATACAACCCAGACAGAGATAAGGTATCCAGGGTCTACGCTGCAACACCCATGATGGAGTCAGGTAGAGTATGGATACCAATGAACAAGAAGTGGGCAGATGATCTAGTGGAGGAGCTTATACGGTTCCCTAACGCAGCCCATGATGACCAAGTGGATGCCTTAACAATGGCTGTTCACTACATGAAAGACTCCTGGCATCTTACCCACCCTGATGATCCTGAGTACGAAGACGCACCCCGTAGTAAGAGAACAACCTACTGGAATGTTTAAGATGATTTGTGAGAATGACAAAACTGTGGTATAATAGAAGCAAGGTTTAAACTTGGGGAATCACTATGGCAAATGATTATATGGCAAAGTTAGCTGCTGACTTAGAAGGCAGGACTATGGGTGGTCTAGCTTCTAGGGGTCGTAGAGGCGATACTATGTTAGCATATATCAATCCTCAAGAAGCAGAGATGCTCATGGAAGAAGGTGGTTCTGGTACGATTAATCCCATGACTGGCCTTCCTGAATTTTTTTGGTCTGCTGATACAAGTGCAGACGATGAAGGCAATCCTGGCGATGCTGGGGATGCTGGATATGATTTTGAGGAAGCAATGGCATTTGCGGAGTCAGTTAATTTAATAGGTAATAAACAAGGCAATTTTGATAACGTAGATGAAACAGCTTATAAACAAGCTGCTATAGCTGATCCTAATCTACCAACTGGTGATCGGTGGGATCCTTCTACTCCAGCTAGTAAAGGTGGTATACCTCAAAAAGCAAAAGCATATAAAGAAAAAGAAGAAAAAGAATTATTAGAATGGTTTCGTCTTGTAGAACAATTAAAAACTAAAAAACCTGGAGAGAAAGTAACTACAGCATCAGGAAGAACTGTAACAAAAGCAGATATAAAAGCAAGAGATGCAGAACGTGAAGCTCAAGCTGCTGTACGAGCAAAAGATTCGATCCCAAGAGATAATGAAGGAAAAGTAAATTATAATGCTCTTTTTGATAGATACGCCACTCCTAAAGAAAGAGATATGAAAACAGAAATAAAAAATGGAATTACAATTAGAACTAATAGAGTAGATCCTCCTGATACTTCTGAATTAATAGATAGACACTACAAGGCACATGGACTTGTTGAAGTAAAAGATAGAGCAGGACAATTAAGATTAGCAGATGATCCAGGTTATGGATATTCAAAAGATACAATACATGATAAGTATAAAGATAATCGTGACGAATGGGAAGATTTAAAATTTCTTTCTGCTACTTTACCTGGTGGTGCTAGACTTCATGACAGGTCTGGTGATCTTCTTGCTCCATTTAGAGAGGAATCAATAAGTACAGTTGGTTTTCCAAATCAAACTTTAACAGGATACTCTGGACCGTCTTTGTCTCCCCTTGCAGGAGGAGGTAAGGTAGATGATATACAGGCACTGGCTGATAGTATTGAAAGCTATGGGCGTAAAGGCGATACTATGCTGGCACACATCAATCCCAAAGAAGCACAGATGCTTAAAGATGCAGGTGGCTCTGGTACAATCAATCCTGTAACTGGTCTTCCTGAGTTCTTTTGGTCTGAGGATACAAGTGCAGACGAGGAAGGTAATGCTGGAGATGCAGGAGGTGCTGACTATACTTTTGATGATGCAATGACAGCCGCAGAATTAGGTATGTCCCTAAGTGATCTAACAAGTATAGGCACAGGAGAACCAGGAGAATTTAGTGGAGGTGATGCTGGGCCAATGTCTCCTCTTCCAGATGCTACTCCTGAAGAAAAAGAAGCTTTTTATGGTTTGCCTCCTGGTACACTAGGACCTGGAGGTCCAGGAACAGGAGGACCAGGAGAATTTTCTGGTGGCCCTGATGATCCTTCCTATACTATTTCAGCTTTAAAAGGTGCATGGGAAAAGGATGGCATACCAGAAGAACTTTGGCCTTATTGGAACGCTTTAAAAGATGGTCAATTAACTAATGAACAAACTATGAATTTTCTGGCTGGACTAACAGGAGTTCGGGGTGGAGCGCAAGAATTATTCTCTGGATATTATGATGGGTATAAATATGGCGGTCCTAGGGGAACCATGCTAGATATTCTAGAACAACAACAGATAAAATATTACGAAGATGCAGCTCGTGCAGAAAGAGTAAAACAAGATAAAGAAGATAGAGAACTAGATGATTTTGTAGGTGAACCAGATATTAAACAAGAACCAGGATTTTTTGATAAGTTTAATCTTAATCCCTTCGCAGGTCCGACAGCACAAGAGAAAGATATTTATACTTCTTTAACAAAGCAAGGTTTAGAAGTAACTCCAAGATCTGCTATGGATACTTTCTTAGGATTCATAGGTAGTGGTATGGTACCAGGAAAACTTGGTACTTTACATAGTATTCTTGGAAAAGTAACAGGCTCAAATATTATTGCTCAAGCTTTTGATCCTGTAACTGGCTTTACCTATTTAGTAGATGCTAGTGGTAATCTTCAACTTGCTCCACTTGGTAGTAGTACATTAGGTGAAGAGCCAGACACACAAGACCCTGGTGGAAATATGCCTGTGATAACAAGGAAAAGAAGAGTAGTTACAAAACCTGTAGAAGAAGAAAAAGAAGAAGAAGAGGAGAAAGATTATTTTCCTAAACAAAAATTACCTAGATTATCACAAAGTGGTTTAGAAGCATTACAATACGCATATAGAAATGATCCTCCTGAAGTTCTTGATAATATTTTAAATAAGTATGCATTACCTGATCAAACCAATGGACTGAGAGCATTAGTATAATGGCAACAGAAAAAAATCCATATGACATGATTCCACAAGAAGGTGCAGAAGTAGTACCTATTAGCCAGGAAGACAACGACATACCTGCTACATTTGAAGTAGCAGATGATGGTGGTGTTATTGTAGACTTCTCTGGCTCTACAGAGATGGAAGCAGATGAAGCCGTTGCTGAATGGTATGGCAATATGGCTGAAGACATGAGCGACGAAGAACTAGAAGAGATTGCGGAAACTGTTCTTGAAAACTATGAGGCTGATAAGGATTCCCGTTCTGAGTGGGAAGCTATGTTTGAAAGAGGCTTTGAACTTCTAGGTCTTAAACTACAACAAGGTACGGAACCATTTGAGGGTGCATGTACAGCAGTTCACCCACTACTAATTGAGTCTGCTGTTAAGTTTCAATCCAAAGCTTCAGGTGAACTCTTCCCCTCTAACGGTCCTATCAAAGCACAGATACTGGGTGACTCAACCACAGAGAAAGAACAACAGGCCAACAGGGTTCAGAACTTTATGAACTATCAGCTTACGGAGCAGATGCCTGAATACTTTGAAGAGTTTGAGCGGATGTTGTTCCATCTTCCACTGATCGGATCTGCCTTTAAGAAGATGTACTATGATGCCACGGTTAAGCGTCCACGTTCAGAGTTTATTCCTATTGACCAGTTCTATGTGTCTTACTATGCTTCTGACCTATCTAATGCAGAACGCTACACACATGTAATCTATCGTAGTCCTGTTGAAATGAATAAAGATATCAATGCAGGTATCTACATGGATACAGAACTAGTTACACCATCTGCTAATCCTGTAACGGGCTTTAGTGAAAAGATGGATACAATTATTGGATTGTCTCCTGACTATGATAACGATCCACAATATGTTCTTCTTGAACAACACTGCTATCTAGACATCGAAGGAGAAGAAGAGTCCTGCCCGTATATTGTTACGGTAGAAAAAGATTCTAGAAAAGTTTTGAGTATTCGTAGAAACTATAAACAAGATGACAAGAACAAAGAAAAGATAAGCCACTTTGTGCATTATAGATTTGTTCCTGGTTTTGGATTCTACGGACTTGGACTTATACACTTCTTAGGTAATTTGACTATGAGTGCTACTGCCGCAATGAGATCATTAATAGACGCAGGGCAATTTGCAAATCTACCTGGAGGGTTTAAGGCAAAGGGGCTACGGGTTGTTGGCGACAATGAACCTATATCTCCTGGCGAGTTCAAGGAGGTTGAAGCAACTGGTGTAGATTTATCAAAGGCTATTATTCCCCTTCCTTATAAAGAGCCTTCCTCTGTTCTATTCCAGATGTTGAATTTCGTAACTGCTGCTGGTCAGAAGTTTGCGGATAGCACAGAACAAGTTATTTCTGATGCTGCCTCCTATGGACCCGTTGGAACAACAATGGCCCTGCTAGAAGCATCTAGCAAGTTCTTTAGTGCTATTCATAAAAGAATACATAAGTCACAACGAGATGAATTTAGAATCCTTGCTAGGATTGATTATGAGTATCTTCCAGGTGAATATCCATATGATGTACCATTTGAAAGTCGTAATATTTTTAAGTCTGACTTTGATGGTCGTGTGGATATTGTTCCTGTGTCTGATCCTAACATACCCAGCAATGCCCATCGTATGATGATGGCTAATATGGTTCTACAGATGGCGCAACAGTCTCCTCCTGGTATGTTTAATATGGAAGAACTTAACCGTACAATTCTTAATGCTACGAACATGCCAAATGTAGATGATATTATTCCACCAAAAATTAAAGCACAACAGCTTGATCCTGTTTCTGATATAATGGCAGCAACAAAAGGATTACCTATTGCTGCCTTTGCTGGACAAAATCATGATGCTCACATACAGGTAAAGATGGCTTACATGCAAGATCCTGCTAACGGTGGTAATCCTATCATGCAACGTATTGCTCCTATTCTTCAAGCCAACGTCCAAGAACATTCTGTAATGAAATATCAAGAGCAGATGAATGGTATTGTTCAAGTAGCAATAGAACAGGCTGATCCAACTACGATTACACCTGCTGCTACAGAGATGGCACTAGCACAAGCAGCGCAGCAGGTTATGAACGCTAACATGGCTTCTGGTCAAGCACAGTCACCAGAACAACAGCTTGTTGCTCTTGAACAACAAAAGGTACAGCTTGAACAAGCAAAAATACAATCTCAAACGGCATCTGATGCAGCAGAGCTTGAGTTAAAGAATAAAGAACTTGAGATGAAAGAGACTGGTCAGATTATAGATATGCTTAAAGCTACCGCACAGTCTAAGTCTAGAGATGAACAAGCAGAAGAGAATAGAGTATCTAAAGAAGCAATAAAAGAAGCTGAACTGGAAACTAAATTAAAAATAGAAGAAAGCAAACTTGATCTAGCAGATAAGAAAGAGTATGTTAAAGTTCTTGTTGATATGTTAAAGAAGCAACAAGACGATGACAAAGAGATGGATCAAGCTGCACTTGAGAATTTAATTAAACTAGCAGACAGTCAATTTAAGGAGATGAGAAATGATGCAGAAGGGTAAAGGCTATCCGTCTCATGTAAAGGATACTGATAAAAGTTTTGGTGATCCTTACAAGCAAGACATTACGGGTGGTCGTAATATTCGTAGCGCACTTAATAAGTGGGACGAAAGTTCTTGGAAAGTTTCGGATTCTAAAAAAAGTAAGTAATGGAAATCTGGGACGAAATCGGGGCAGAGTTTAATCAAGAAATAGATAGACTAAGAAATACTCTTGGCGCAGGTCTTGCAGAAGATTTCTGCCACTATAAACAAGTAGTTGGTTCAATTTATGGTATTGAATGGGCCAGAGATAATTTAAGAGATATTGTTAAAAAACGATTACATATGGAGGATGACTAAGTAAATGCGACAAGTAGCTATGGGTGGGGCGGTTAAAAATGATTTATGGATTACAGATATAGAAGAGGCACCTGATCCC